CACCAGCTTCGATATACCAACCAGCGTTGATAGACTCACCAGCTTCGATAGACCAACCAGCTTTGATAGACTCACCAGCTTCGATATACCCACCAGCGTTGATAGACCAACCAGCTTTGATAGACTCACCAGCTTCGATATACCCACCAGCGTTGATAGACTCACCAGCTTCGATATACCCACCAGCGTTGATAGACCCACTCACATATAGACCCCTATCCAGGTCAATTTCTAGAGCCTCCTCTGTGACAATATCCCCCTCTAACTCATACCTCCAACCTACATTTTTTAATCCTTTAAAATTTTTGTCTATTTTCATTTGATATGCTTAATAAGTTAGTTAGTTAGTTTTTCTTTAGCAGTTTTTCGACAAATTCTCGCAATTCATACAGACCAAGCTTGTCAATACCAGCATAGTTAAAATGGTCAATTATGCATTCAAGTTCCGTTCTCAGCTTTTCCTCAATCTGTTTGTCTGTCATAACTTGTAATTAAGAATTAATTATCTGATAACGCGTCTAATACTGGTGCTATTTCTTCTATTGACCGTTTCAACACACGCTCAAATTCTTCTTCTGTTGGATAGTTCGGTTCGTTATCTGATTTGTCTCTCATTTGTCTTAACTAAAAATTAAAGTTCGTCTACCTTTATGATTCCAACTTTAACTCCATGTACATCTTCTTCGACAGCCCCAACTTCCAGGCCATACACATATCCGCATCCTTAGTCTTTCCGACTTCTGGGTCAATACATGATATATATACACGCCCTGTTGATGGGTCTTCATACCGAAGAAAGTACTCGTCCTGTGCGAATAATCCTTTTATAAGAAAAAGTTCGTTTCTACTTACCCTAGCCCCCAACTTATCAGAGGAACTATAATCAAAATGAACTGTCTTTCGCTTTCCCCTTCCAATCAATTCGGCATTTGCACCCTTCAGTAATTTGTCTGCGTCCAGATATTTTAGGAACAACATCCTATGCTCCATGTTGGCGTTCGCCATGACCTCCGCAAAGGCTGCTTCTTTTGAAAGGATCTTGTCATACATCTCCTTCTTTAAGGTTATTCCGTGTAATACATATTGTCCCCATCCATCCCTCCACTTGATTGCCAGATTGCCCTCATCGTCATGCATGACCCATCGGTCATTATGCCAAGTCTTGTGAATATATGATGGATTCCTAGTCACAACACAGACGTTTTTGAAGGGAATTATGTAGTAGGCATTGGCTTTGTCGACAAGTTCTATATACTTCTTAAATACCTCGTGCTGAACCAAGCCTGTTCGTCTTGTAAAGAAGTCGTAGAAAGCTTGCCAACCGTAGCCCCAGGCTTCACCATAAATCAAATTATCACTGTATTTTAATTCACTATCCCTGACACTAGCCCTGACACTAGCCATGACACTAGCCCAGACACTATCCTCGACACTAGCCCTGACACTAGCCCAGACACTAGCCCCGACACTATCCCTGACACTATCCCTGACACTAGCCATGACACTAGCCCAGACACTAGCCCCGACACTATCCCCGACACTAGCCCTGACACTAGCCCAGACACTAGCCCCGACACTATCCCTGACACTATCCTCGACACTAGCCCCGACACTAGCCCCGACACTATCCCCGACACTAGCCCTGACACTAGCCCTGACACTACCCCAGACACTAGCCCCGACACTATCCCCGACACTAGCCCAGACACTAGCCCAGACACTATCCTCGACACTAGCCCCGACACTATCCCTGACACTATCCCCGACACTACCCCCGACACTAGCCGTATTCGTAGTTTTTAACACATGGATGACCAGTTGTGCAGATAGTGGGCTATCCGCAAAAACCACCTTTGGTTTTTCAAGATTCGCTAACTTATACAAATACTCTATTAACTTTTTGGAATATTCTTCATCGGTCTTTTCACAAGAATAAACCTTATTTATCCAATAATCTCGCACTTCTAGCTGTTCTGATTCTTGTTTTGGTGTTAGTTTTTCTATCATATTTAATCGATTACCTGTTTAATTTGTTCTAGGAAAGGGTCACGTTCCCTTTCAATCTCTATCTCGAAAGAACCAGGTTCTATAGTTATAGTTTTGTGCTCCTCATGAGAGATGGTCACCGGTTGTGTAGCATTAAAGTAAATCTTGCCATCTTTTGCTTGATACACTTCGAGAGTACCTAATTCAAGCTCGGCTAGTTTGTGGTTGTGTCCGGTTGCTTCCCCATAAGCCACTATATTGTCCGACTTTCTGACAAGTTCCTTTGGTAGTTTTTCCACCTCCTTGATGACTACGTCACCATGTCTGTATATTTTCATATTCGTAAGTTAAAAAGTTAAAATAAAAGGGCAGGATCAGGTTCGTGTACGTTAATTTGAAATATGACTGTCGCAGTAGTCACATTTTTTTAGGTAGCCTTCACCTTCTTGATATAATCCAGTATGGTGTGTCACTCTATCCCTCTTGCTCATCAAGAATTCGACTAACCCAGCTCTCCACTCTGAACCAGAGTCAAATTCCCCATGGTTTGTATAAAGCCATTTAATTATTTCTATAAAAGTTTTGTCGTCCATTTTTAATAAAGCTAAGTTAAGATAAAATAGCCATCCACATTGTCATTAACATTAGCCATGAGAACAGTGTTATTAGTACCAGTGCCGAGAATATCATCTGCATCCACGTCTTTCTGTCTTCATCCTTATTTGTACGGGTGTCCATGCTCCATAATGTTTAATAATTTAACGTAATCAACTAGCTTCATTCTGCTAATATCTTTCTGCCAGGTGTATATAGTCATCTGTGTTACGCCCATCTTCTTAGCAAGTTCTGTCCTTGCCTTTGTTCCCCTCACGTTGTCTAGTATTTTAGGATCGTATACTTGTTTATAGTTATTCATTATTAGAATGGTAAATCATCTGGATCAATTACTGTGTCGTCACCTTGCGTGCCTACAAATCCACTTTTAGGGTATCGGTCTCCCTTCTCGCTTTCTGGATCAAAGTAAACTGACAAATATTTCCCGCCGTTCTTTGACATATTCTCGTAAGCGTAAATCTTATGCCCTTCTTCGGTCTGTCCAGTGTAGAAAGTCTCACGTGTCTTGGTCTTGGAATTGATAAAGTCTTTAGGGTATTGCATAAATATGACTCCTATTTTCTTCTTCATAATTTGTTTATTAAATATATTATATATTTCCCCTAGCTTGTCAAGTATTTTTTGTGCTTTGTTTTCTAAAATATATTTCGCATAAGTCTTGCCGTTTCTCGTTTCTCTTTCAGTTACTATTTCCTTGTCCCTCGGCAACATTGAGCGTATATCGTAAATCCTGCCTGCTAGTCTGAAGCAGTTAAATTTCCACAACGCCTCTATTGGTGTGATCCCCTTCGGGTTGTTCTCTAAATATTCTAGTATCTGTTTGTTTTGGCTCATCGTATAAATTTAAAAATTTAGAACCTCTGGCATTCTATCGTCATCTAACTGTCTCTGTGTCTCAGTCTTCAACATAAGTAACCTTGTTTGTGGTATTAAGCTCCTTTTTCTTCTTTGTACCAGCCTTGGTAAGCTTTTCGATCATTTCGTCATCAAGTAGGTGTTCGTTCTCTTTAATCCTCTTGGCCTGTACTGCAAGTTCGTCAATATCTTTACTTGACATTATCTTTGCCCATATTTGAGCATAAAGAACTTGATCTGCTTTTGGTTTGGGTAATTCTTTTACTATTTCAATTGCTGGAGTTTTTATTGTTATTTTTTGCTCCGGCTCCTTAATTTCTGTCGCAGACTGTTGTCTATTATCTTGATTGTCTGCGTCTTTTGTATCGTCAATCAGAAACATACCGTTAAGTGCATATTTTCTGGCATAGCTTGATGATGCACCTGAGATCATTGAACCATCCATGCCCCTTTTTGTTTCTTCTTCCCTTGCATACGCCTGTGTGGTAATTGATTCTCCGGAGTCTTTAAGCGTGACCGTGGCTTCAATATAATACCTTGCACCACCTATCGGTTTTTCTATGGTTTGGTATCCAATTTTACCGTCTTTTGTTTTGAGTATTTCCGTTACTGTTTGTACAGTCGGACTTCCCTCACCTAAAACTATTACCTTGTCGCTAATGGTCATTGTTACACCGTATTTATGTAAAATCGGCTTTACTGATTCCAGAATATCTTCTGCGTTCCTATAATGAAACTTACCGAATGCATTATAATTGCTTTTTGGTGCTTTTAGTTCACTTTGAATCTTCACTAGTTTTTCGTCCAGTGTTAGGTTTTTTTCCGGCCCTTGTTTTGTGTCTGCCATGTTATTTAGAATAAGTTAAATAAAATTGAATCGCCTGTTGTACTAAGAAGGCTATTCCCATCATAGAGAAAATGATTCCGACAAATTTCCACATTCCTTTCCCTGTGTACCAGTAATCTGAAGGCTCGTATAGTCTGGGGTTCTTGTAGTAGTTTCGCATAAAAAGTAATTAATATAATTAACTATATATAGTTTTTTATATGCTGTCAAGTGTTTTTTTATTTCTTGGGATACTTTCTGTTTGAGGGCTAATGTCTAGGCTTTAACGCCTTTTAGTTTATACTTAACGTCTATAAAATCTACTAAAAGACTATCTAACCTTTCTGTAAAGCTTTGTAATGTTTCCACGTCTGGCAAAGTAACTAGGATTTGTGGGTGTTGCGTGGGTTCGTTTTTTTCCAATACACTGTCTACTAGTTTTCCAGCTAAGTTCTCAAGCCCCAGCTCGTTTAGTATGTCCTCAAAGTTATTAGCCAGCTTATCCGTGTCCCATTGACCAGAGTGAGTGTTAGCTACGATTCCCACTTCACTGGCTTCTTTAGCGTTCAGCTTTCTGCTAGGGATGCTGACCTCGATCTCAATCTCTCCATTAGCTACTGCAAGACGAAGACGCTGATTGCCAGATAGTACTGTGCCATCAATATTCGCAACAAGTGGCTGGAAGTTTCCTAGTTTCTTAACGCTTTCTTCTAGCTTCTTATACTCTTCTTCTGTGATGGTGCGAGGGTTGTCCTCCCAGTTTTTGAGTTCTGATATTTTGCGTTTTTCTGTGTGCCAATTAATCATAGTAAAATATTATCATATTCTCTTCATCGCCGGAAGGCACGAAGAGGGTAAGCTAGGTGTTAGCGCAGTTAAGCGTTTAGATAACCACCAAAAAAGTCTGTTCCCTTTACTTTTTTTGGCTCTACCGCTATTTTTTTGCCCAATTCATCATTCCAACGCTCTTGGTTAAGCCAAGTTTCAGGGTTTGGGATATACTGCATTTCCGTTTTCTTTTCTCTCCAATGCTTTAGATAAGCCTCAAGACCTTTCATAATTTCCTCATGCTTTTCATCTGGATATTTCTTTTCAACTTTAGACCTTGCTATTTTTTTAGGATACTTTTCCCAAAATTCATTAAAATTTTTATTGTCCTCTTTTTTAGTTTTATATTTTATATTTTTTATTTTATATTTTATATTACTATCCATAGTACTATCGATACTACTATCAAAAAATGATAAGACATCGCTAGGAACGTGCTCCAGTTCTTTATTATAAGGTTTTTCATTTAACGGAGAGTTTCTGTATTGGTTATTCTTTTCTGCATTGACTATTTTTATCCACCCATTCTTAAAAAGAACTTTTTTATTTTCCACTAATTCTTTCTTAGCAATATTAAGCTCCCCAGCAGTCATACCAGTTTCAAAGATAATTTTTTTATCACTTAACTGGAAAATTCCACATAGGTTAATATATTGAGATGTAAGCAGATATATATATAAATACTTGGTATGTTTCGTTGCCTCAGAAACAAACTCATCATCCCAAAACCTTGTTTGAATAATTCGTGTTTTCATCGTAGGTTGCTAATAAATAAAATTTACAACAGAGCTGGCAGGCGAACCTACGAGGAAAACCTACCAACTCAATTCTAAATTCTATTCTCTCTTGAAGTCATTATTCGTAAGTTGCTAATAATTAAATATATACCCTCTCCAAAAAAAAGTAAACTATAATTGTTAGAAAATTCGTGGTATAATATATCTCATCTTGTGAAGTAGAAGACCGCCCGAAAGGGTGGTTTTCTTATTCTACATAGTCCCCTAGCATTTCCTGTTCACCATTTATAAGCCACAATGCAGTTCGTGGATGTAATACATCTCCACACGCTGCTGTTTTTCTAATATTCCAGGGTTTGCCATCATCTTTACTTCTTTTTGCTATCCAACCATCGGTAGTGCGATACGCAGCCCAAAGAAATTCATCATTAGTACCCCAGTCAAATACCGTAGCAGGTCTAAGATGTTCTATCATTTCAAATGTCCAGCGTGATGTTTGGTTTAAAGTTTCCATTAATGTCTGTATAACTGTCTCATCTTATTATCACAAGGTACTAGCTTACCTATCCAGACAGGATGATGTAGCTTATCCCCATACATAGCAACTTCGTTAAAGTCCTGAACTAGATGCCCCAGAGATGGGTTTTGGTGGTAAATGCACCAGTCCTCTACATCACCCTTAACCGCAACCCATTTAACAACATTTTCTGTCCCCTGAATGTTGAAACCAATGGGTGAGTCCAGAAAAAGCCCTTGAGCAAAAATAGCACCATGCTCTACACTCCTAAACCTATCTGGTGTCCATAAGTTTCCATTGCCCTCACTCTCCATTTTAAGCAAATAAAAATTAAATTAGTCTGGGTCTATTCTTTGCTTCAGCATTTTAATTGCGTAGTCGTTCTGATGAGGTAATAATCCGTTTTGTCCTGCATTGTCAATATGGTCTTTTAAATGGTCTTTCCAACAAAGTAAGCGACCATTTTCTGGGTCATTATACCAATCGTTGTCTCTATTATGGTCGTAATGAGCACATTGTAAGTGTTGCGTAGAGCCACATTCGACACAACGACCACCATCTCTTTTCCAAATTTCCTGTCTAATCTTTCTCGTAAATGCGAATTGGCTTAATAGAAGCCCGACCCCAGCCATTACCCCATAAAAAAAGAGAGGTGCAAAACGCCCTCTCTCTGGTTCGGTACTGTTTCCAATCTCAGCCATTGATAACTCCTGTTAAATTATTTAACAAGTTTCTTAAGACCTGTTCTTGCCTTACTGTTTTCATAGTATTGCTTGTAGGTTATCTGTGCTGTGGTAAATGCACTGGCTCCTGCTAGTAGAACACTTGATGCGTTGGCTATGTCTATCCCCTCTGTTAGGGCTACTGTTACTAGTCCAATGACTAGGGAAACTACTAGGGAAATAATAAACCTGACTTTTGTGTTGGCTACTTTAGTGTTAACGATATCTATGAATGGCGGTAGTATGAAACCCACCACTGCCGAGATTGCTTCTGCTGACATTACTTAAATATAAAATATAAAATAACTAGACTGATTACGTTTAGTATATATAGAACCTTCTCTCCTTTGTTTCTAAAGACCCTCACTTATTCTTAAAGTAAATAATCTTATCAGCAACTTCTTCTCGTGTTGGTTTGTACAACTTGTATTTTAGTCCCTGTAACTCTTCAACTACTTCGTAACCATATTTTTTTTGAAGATTAATTGCATAGACCACAAGATTTCCATTTAAGTATAAATTACATCTTGCGCATTGACAGTTTAAATTTCTCTCGTCTGTGTCTAAAAACAAGTTAAAGCTATTGCCCGTATGCACAAAATGCCCTGCCATGTTTCCCCAGTGACCACAAGTAAAACAAATATTTCTATCCCTGCTTACTATGTATCGGGATGTGTATTTCCACAATATTTTCTTAAGACTTTTTAGGTCTTTTGTTAAGTAGGTTTCGTAGAGCATTTAGCATTCTGGCAAGTAGTTCCGCAAAAGTGATTCCCTTCCTCCCTTCCCGACACCTGTTAAGGAGTATGTTGGTATCGTTGTATAGCTTTTCGTTTGTACCAGCTAACGATTTCCAATGTGCTATTTCTTTTTCTTTTTGAACAAACTTTTCTCCTACATTGTCTAGCTCGTTATTGGCCACACCAAGATCATGCTTAGTCTTTTTTAGTTCCTCCTTGACCCCTTCTAGCTCGGTTTTTAACCTATTCTGTTCGAGAGTGTCGTGTTCGATTTGCTTCCCTAACTCCTCGCTTAAGGCTTTATACTTATCTCTATCAGCAATCATTTTTTCATACATTACCGGTATTTCTGCGCTACCGTTTCTAACCCACCACTCAACAGGGTCAACACCTGCATCCTTAACGTCTTTTCGGTATTTGTTTAAAAAAGCATCCATATTAGAAGCGGATGCGTCTCTTATCGCCCTGTCTATACACCATTGTGCCATTGAATTTGAATTGTAATAACTAAGATGTGGTTTAGGATCAATACTCTTATTGCCCTTATCTCTGAGTTCGTGATGAAGATGTGGCCCTGTTGATTTACCTGTATTACCTGAGTAACAAACAAGTTCAAAAGCCTTCACCGCCCTTGATACTGTTTTGCTACTACCCTTGGCCATGTGGTAGTAGTCCGTTCCTAACACGTCTCTTGAAATGTGTACAAAGAGAAAACGATACCCCGACTTAAACACTACATATAGCCAGTAGCCGCCATATTGATCCTTGCCTACCTGGGTGATTGTACCTTCGTCTGGGGAATATAGCGGTGTACCAACTGGCATTGACCAGTCTTCGCCGTCATGTGTTGAGGTAAAGCCTCTTACAAACTTTATTGTTTTGTTGTCTACCAAACGTTTTTCGAACGGATAGTACATGATTTGTTTACATCTTGAAATATATTAGCACCTATAAAAAAAGAAAACAAAGTCACAAAATTTGCCAGACATAATACCTCAAAAGAAAGTATAGCTGAACAGTAAAGAGGTAGAGACAGATTAATAGAATAATTCCTAGCATTAACTTAATGACTCTCGCATCTCGTTTTGTCATGGCGTTATATCTACATTCTCGAAGTTAGGAATAGCTTGATCTCTGTATGCAACTGCGTCCAGTTGTTTTCTAATCTGGTTGAGCGATTTACCTGTTATGGATCGTTGATCCTCCACGGTGATGTCTGCATAATCCCCGTAATAATCTATCTGAGTTATTTGCATATTATCGTCAAAAATTGCATTGTCTTGAATATTCATTATTTTGCAGGTTTCGCCTACTGTTATGTCTTCTATCCCGCCCCTAACTGAGTCCACTATCGTAAACTGAATCTGGTGATTGTTCGATTCCCTAGCCTTAAGGTAAGCAGTGCCGAGCTTGTCCATCTCTGTCGTGCTAGTGTAGCGACTATCAGATATCTTTTCCCACACACCACCAATAGAATTGAGGTCGTTTGGATCAAATATGTTGAGGTTACGATACATTCTATTGAGAGTATCACCATTCCAAAACATTAAATGAGTCCTGACATCTTCATTAGACTTCTTGTACCTGAACTCTCCGACAATATCACGCCCGAACAAAAAAGAATGGGTTGCAGTGGATGGTTTTTGTTTGAAGTTTAGTAAATTATCCTTATCTAGGTAGAAGTAGTAGTTGTTTCCAGCCAATTCCCTCAAGTCCTCAATGGCTTCCAGTACCGTGTTAGCGCTAAAGTTAATGGAGACTGTGTTGCCTGTCGACACTGTGGCACTAGTGGCCGTAATAGGGATAGACACGTTTGCAGCCACAGAAGCGATACTGTTGACAACGTCGATGACTGCGGTTTGTACTTGTGAACTCGAAAAGGTTATTGTGACATCGTCAGAACTTCTATAGAAATGATATTGCAGATAGAAGGTGTAGCCGATGCCTATAATCTTGGTTAGTTCACCACCGCCGACAGAAGCTTCTATGGACTGGATGAACCCCGAATATACCAGTGACGTCGTGACCGAGTTGCTTGCGTACACTTCTATCCTGTCATACTGAAGGTCTGACAGTTCACCGACTATGCCTTGCTCTATAGGCCTCGGTAAGGTGATCTCGATTTCCCCAAGCCCCCCATTAATAACCTGTGTGAAGTGTATACCGCCAATAGCCTGGAACACGGTGATCAACTCGTGGTCGTGATCACCACCGTCCTTTGTATATATTTTAACTATAAACTGTTTCTTCATAAGTACCTATTACGATAGTAGATGCTGTAATTGGCAGTAAACGAAGTGTTGTTTTGTATGTATGTTTTAAACGCCATATCTTGTGCTGTGTAGGGTGTGAATCCATAATCTCCCGGAATATTAGCGTAAGACCATAAATATCCGCCCGCATAGCTACTCGTGCTAGTAGTATATAGCCTAGCGTCATCAGAGTTAAAGACGCTAAGATAATAAAATGATCCGCTAGTAACATAGGTGGCGGGAAAGAACGATACCCATTGCGGAGTATTGGAAACAATGAAGTGAGAAGTAGACCCCTCGCTGAAATTAGCAGTGAAAGGATCGCCAAATATAACGCCCTGTCCACCGGTAATTACATTAGCTTGGGCGCTTCCTGTCAGATCGGTACTCGCCACCCTACCAGACATTAGCACATCTACCCTATATAACCACCCTGTACTATTTGCAGTAAAAGACTGAGCATAAGCGACTGGAATAAATTCTCCCGGCTGTGTTCTGTATATATATTTGTTTGCGTTATAGGTTGGTTGGGAAATAGTTACCTCGTCTTCAATAAAATACAACTCAATATCGTTAGCACCGGCAACCCAATCGTCCGTTGGTATTATGCCCTCGGCTACATCTACAATGTCGCCGTTTTTATATGCGCCCAATAATATAGAGTCACTATACACACTATACGAATCACTAGCAGTTACTGTCCCGGCAGTTGCTACAGTTACGTATTGCCCGTCATTAACCCTATATCCCCAACCGAAACCATCCCCCGATACGTGCGACACATCAATTCTTACAACAGGCGAATACGTTCCGGTATTATCAACTGAGTGTGTTATCATTTCATCTGGATCATAATTCGCTACGGCCTCGGTGTCTAGGTATTCGTAAGAACCAATGGCGAGTCCGGTATAGTTAAGAAAGTCCAACCCAAAATCGACCTTATTAATAGAATGATGCTCGTGTGATTTTTGAAATTGTGTTTTTATTGCCGGATAATTCCTTGTCGACTTTTCCCTAATCCATAAAAGATCACTTAACTCGTAAATTTGTCCATCAAACAATGCGTTAAACTCATACTTTAAATATGTATAGCTACCCGATGTTACCGCATCTCCAACATCTTCAGCACTAGCATGGAAGGGATCGTATTTTGCGATGTAGAAGGTATAGTCGTCTCGTGTACGACCATCGTAAGGGGTAGCGATAAAAACCTGATAATTGCTGGCGTTTGATCCCAGATATACCTTAATGGGTGAATATTCTAGTGACCTGTTTTTATAGGGTTCTTTTACCCAAAAACCCAGTGATCCGCACGCAACATCCTCATCGATATCATATGCAAGTATGTCAGTGATAGACCTGGACGTTGCCGTACATACTATTTCAACACCGGCTGCCGTGGTTTCTCCTAGTCGGATTGCATAATTTCCCACCAATGTTTGTGCGGTAAGCGTAATTGTTCCCTGTGAACTTGTATATTCTGCAGAAGAAGTGATCCCATAGAGTGTTTCCCACTGTGGACTTATTCTCAGTAGACTATCTTCATACGCTAGACAGCGCTCGTAGGTGTCTACAATGTCTTGTAATTCCGCCTGCGTATCGGACTGGATGTAACCACTAAACGATATCTCTTTCTCTGTTGGCCTTGTATTATTAACGACCGATCCAGCAGCCCTTGAGTATGGGCTTGTAGATACCGCAATGGGTGATGAGTAGCGATCCGAACTCCTGTTAATATGACAATTCTTTCCATTAAGGTTCTGTGATCCAAATATTACTAATTCATTTCCCATAATTAGAAGCCCATATTATAAGTAGATAATTTATTAGACCTAGCAATGTAGTCGGCTACCATTTGTGCTAACTCTCTAGGGTTCTTATCGTAACCGTTTATTGTTATATTATTTGTAATTGGTGTGCTTGTAGATGCGTTCCTAGTCTCTGAAGCTGAGTTTATTTTTGAACCTCGTGGTAACTGTACCAACTCCGGGCCTCTTTCTCCTACCATAGTAGCACCACCAGCATAGAACGATGTGCCTGCGGCGTTCTTGTTCACCCCTAATAATTTACCAACCGTCGCATTGGATACCGCAGTATGTACTTCCTTTAGCTTGTCTATTACGGATTTGATTATTCCGTACCACGTTTTAAAGGAATTGATGTTCGAGTTGACCATACTGAGTATGCCCCCAAGTAGCCAAGTAATAACGCTAATAGCAGGTGGTAGTATTCTCGTGAAATATTCTGTAAGCGTCATAATGTGAAGTATTAACGCACCTCCGATAGCAGCTGCAAGTGGCGCAATGTTTCTCACTAGTTCATTGATCTTTGGACTTAACTTTTCAAACGATGCTCTTAATGATTCTACAACCTTAACTAGGTTGTCTCTAATCTGTCCGGACAATTCCTTAACTTTGTTTATAAACCATTGAACAGAGGGGTTTTGCATTAATGCGGTAAAGACTTCCCTCACCTTATTGATAGCTTCTTCGGTCTTTGTCTTAACGTTCCATATGTCATTTTGCCAGATCGTCATGGCGGCACTTACCAGTCCTATCGCAGCAAGTGCAATGAGTAGCGGGGAGGTTAACAGTCCGACGGCGATTCCTAAAGCAATAACTGCGACTGTTACCATTCCGAAGTTCTTAGCAAAAGTCACAAGGTTTTCTTTATTGTTGACTATAAATTCCATCAACATCTGCAGTTTGTCTTTTATTCCAAACTGTTGATCCAGCTCTACTATCTTAGCTCTTAACTTCTCAATCCCATTATTAACAAAGTCAATTATTGCATCCTTGTTATTGTCTATGAATACGGTCAGTGTTGAGATCGAAGTTTTCAGCTTGCTCATCATGCCGCCCTCCACGATCTCTCCTGCTTCGTTTAGTCCCACGAGTTGACGTGCTAATCCTCCTACACTATCCTTCAAGGTAGACCATAATCCATTCAATGTATTAGCACCCTTATCCATTCCTTCAAAGAATAGGCCGCCCTTAGAGGTTGCTATGACCATAGCCTGCGTAACCATATCGGCACTGATAGCACCCTGTTCCATTTCTTCTTTTAACACCTTAACTGATTTACCTGTTTGTTTGGCAATAATCGTTAGTGGATTAAAGCCCTGATTGATCATCTGCAGTAAGTCTTGTCCCATAAGTCGGCCTGTCGATTGTACCTGCGAAAACGCCAGAGATAATCCCTGTAGCTTGTCCTTGCTACCCATAGAGATATCACCCAACATCCTAAGATTATCCATTACTTTTTCTGGGGAAATTCCAAAGCCAAGCATTGTCTGTGTGGCTTTCGCTAGTTCTGCTGTCTCAAAAGGTGTCCTAGCAGCGAAATCATATAGTTTTTTAAATACTTCTCTGCCTTTGTCGGCACTACCTGTAAGGACGTCCAGGGACATCCGAAGCTCTTCCGTGGATGCTGCCGAAGCAATCGCTGCTTTTGCCATATTTACACCCACTGCTGCTATCGCAACGCCTGCTCCTATGGCTGCGTATTTCATTTGAGCAAACCCTTCCGTGACCTTACCTCCTATTGTCTTGGCCATGTCACCAAGCTTGCCGGTAACTCCGGTAACAGTAGTGTTTAGATTGCGAATAACCCTGCTGGCAAGGTCTTTGGCTGTGATATGTATCTCGACTTTATTTTCCATTTTTTCTTTTAGCTTTGTTGACTTGTTTCTCTTGTTCTTCTATCTCTAGCGACTTAAGATACATGATTGCATTAATAACATATGCCTGTTCGTTCATAAATCCATCAAACGTCACACCCTTATTGATCTTCAGATAGCTATAGTACGTAAGTAGCGAGGTATCGTTCTCATCTAGCTCCTCTGTGTCGCCGTACTTAAAGCCTAGCCTTAAATCTTCTAATTTTTTTTTGTGATATTTCCTAAGACTACATCGTTAACCTGTCCAATCTCTTCGGTAGAGAATCCGTCCACAACGTTCTTATCAACGTCTTGTTCCCCATTCTTTATACTTTTAATTCCATTTTTGGCAATTTCTAGCATCTTTCCAAATAGAATCGTTTCTGCTACATCCTTTTGGTTCTCTATGTCCTCGATCTTGGCGGTTATCTCTTCAATGTTTCCCTCTGCTTTGAGTTCTCGGCTATAGCGTTCTCCTAGTGTCGATAACAATTCGATCTTACCAGCGCTTCTTCTAAGCTCCTTAGAGTACGTCTGTACATCTAAGAATCTCATTGGTTCTATTTCGAGAACGTATTCTCTAATGGTTAGTTGTTTCATATTTAGTAACTAGCTACATTATTAACTACAGTTATTTCCATCGGTGCATCTGTGACACCTATTTCATCGACTGCCATTAAGTTAAAGTTCTGCTTGATCAAATCACCGGCATCCCCGTCTTCTGACCACTCCTCAATGTATCCTGCGGGTACATCAAACACTATAGATGGCCTTGTTGCGGTTGCTCCTGCTACGTATCTTGATGTGTCAGTCACCGTTACGTCATACTTTACCTTTTCATTACCAGTATAGTGCGCTCTTGTGGCATAGCTAGGCATAAGTGCCGCAATCTCCATGTTGAACTCACCCTCTGTTGTGAACACTTCGTCAATGTCTAGGTTTCCTAGTACGAAGTTAGTATCGTCACCACTTAGGTTGAAGCTATTGTTTACTGATACGGATAGAATCTCGTAAGCTGCTTTTGATCCGGTGTAGGCATCGTAGTTGAATACTGCGTGCGCACCTACAAAATCGTTTGGCTGTGCCAGTGTGTTTGATCCTGTCCAAGTTGCTGGAAATCTTCCAATTCCGGTAAGCTCTGCAACTATATATCCTCTTTCAAAGGTTAGGTTAATTTCTCCAAATCTTACGCCTGCTACATACTCGCTTGTTCTGTCGTCATCGTCTAAGAACAATGTGTAACTAGCTAGTGCGTTAGAATCGCTGTAGTTAAGTGTGTGTGTGTATGCACTATCTGTTGCAGCCGAACTTGTGATTGCAAAGTTCTGTGCAAACAATAATGGTAAAGTGTCTTCATCGACCTTTACACTCAACGAAAGCTCTGTGTATCTTTCTGTGGTTCTTAGGTTATCGGCTTGGTAGCTTGATCCTAGACTGGCAGTGTTTCTTTCTTTGTTTGCCATTACCTCGAAACGAGGTGTTCCCATGATGGGTAAAATAAACTTTGTGCCGGTCGAAGCAGTTCCATATGCGCCTTCTTTAGCTATGGACAAGCTTCTTTTGCGACCTATTGCGTTAGACATTGTAAGTCGTTAAAAATTATAATTTAGAAGCCTTTTGTTCTGCTTCTTTTTGATCAACTGCTTTAATTAAATACTTTTTGCCATTTTTTAATATGCGGAAAGTAAGCAGTTTTACTGCCTTGTTTTCTTTCTTGTTCTCCATGTTTATAGATTAACAAAAATAAAAATTAATCCACAACTTTATAATCCCTTGACGTATACTGTTGTTTTTAATTCAAAGGGAATTGCTAGGTTTAGCATTATCCCGCTTTCGTTATTCTCGTAGTTAAAACCACCTCGTAGTATGTCTATTGTGTGTATATGAACGCCTGTAACTTCTCGCTCGATGTTGTTTGGCAACTCTTCTAGCCAGTTTAGTATCATGTCCTCAATGTTACTGATCCTATCTATTCTCATTTCGGCCTCATCCTGTGTTACCTGTTCATCAAGTAAGTCGAACACGTCAATCTGGAAGCCCATTATTTTATTATCATAATCAAGCCCTAACACCTCTACACCGTTGCTTGTACTAATTACCCTAGCGATGGGAAAGCCCAGTGGTTGTTCCTTGTAGACCTTGCGTACATCCGCAAATAATACGTTAGCCGTCCCTGTGTAGGTTAGCGCTTCTAGTTGGTCTATTATTTCGTCTTGTAGTTCTTTTCTCATCTGTTTATTAACTTAATTATCTCTTGCTTAATTAAAGCGCTCGATTGTTCTTTTGTACTGTCAACTGTTCTCTTTGCCACCTTGTTTGGTCTTACTGATGTCTTGATACCTCGTTTCTTTAATCCTGCAAAGAAACCTATCATGTCCTGTCTGTTTCCAAACCCGTAAAAATTGCTTTGCCTTATCCTACTGACTCCACGCACACCCATGTCTGCGCTACCCCTATACTTTCCTGTTCCATGATACAGCGCCTCTGGATAGTTAAACCCCTTTGACGACTGTGCATATGGTCTAACCATATAGGCCATATTGCCAAGCTTTACGGTTCTGATAGATCGCCTGAAGTTACCCGTATCTGGCGGGGCTTGAGAGATGTACTCTCTTTCTACCACGTTATACGCTACTTTCTTGGTGATATTATCAAACTCTTTGACGTTCTCTTCCCCTGTTAAGAACTTTCCAAAATGTTTGCGAACATCAAAATATATGCTCATTTCCTTATTAATCTAGCCTCGTAATGCGATTCGTCACCTTCCAAGTCTTCAAATAGGGATAATCCTGCTGTTCCATAATCTTTACCGCCAATAGTTAGTTGATCCCCTATGCTTATATTGACCGAGTCGTCACACCAAAACTTAAACTCCCTGCCGAAATTACCCTCATCAAATAGTTGGCTGGTGTCTGTGATTGGTCTAAGTAGTCCCGAAGCTGTTGCGATGGTGGTTAAGCTATTAGTTGCGGTTGCAGAGGTAGATGTTGATCGCTTTATTACGGCAGTAGTGTTATACGTTTCGTTTAAAATCCCCATCGCCTGTATTTGCTAATAACCGAGTTGCTTGAATTAACGAAGCTACTGCCACTAGCTCTATAACTGACACTAAAGTCACCGACTTTCTTACTTGATACCTGACTCTGTCCCGACCCCATCACAGAAGCGCTATGTCCTTCATACTTCTCTTTGACCGCATCGTATATTAGATATTGCAAATCCTTTGGCAACGTAGACTGTGTATATCCAGCAGTGTATGTGGCTCTTAATTCTTCCATTCTATCCCCATGCCATTCGTACATGGTTATAATCCCAGTTTGACTATGCACCGTGTAAGAAGTCAACGTATCGACACCATAAGTTAGTGTAATTGCTGTTATCGGATAGTTCTTTGTGTATAGTTTTAAATAGTCCTCGGAAGTGTCTATGGGCGGGTTAACCTGCGCATCATAGCTAGATCGCTCATAGTGCATCCTTTCTGCAGTGTAGACGGTCGAAGTAAGTGTTGCACCTATCTCTGATTCTATCGTTGCTATGGTTGCCGTGACTAAAGACGCAAGCAAGGCGTCCGTTGATGTTCCGGTAACTTGCAAATACACTTTTAAGTCGCTGAAGTCAATCATTTTGTTTTAATATTTTTAACCGGCTTGGTATTTCTATGTTGAACTGCACTAACAACTGTTACGTCTGATTTATATCTTTCCAGCAGTTCCGGTTTCATGTCAAACACGTCCCCCGGTAGATACAGTTTATTATCATAAGCTACTTGGTGGTTTGCTCTTACTTTCATGATATTGATTGATTAGGCGGGAAAGCCCGAAGGCTTCCCGTGCTTAAGCAATCACTTAGGAAGTGTATGTTGCTAGTGTTGCTACTCCGGCTGGAAGTACAACAACCTGAGCTGTTCTCTTTCTGAGAATCAAGGCTCGTGCGTCTTGTTCTAATAGATTTACGCTATTAATTTCTCCTGAGTCCGCTACTTTAACTGTCAATCCTGTTCTGTCTCCGATTACGAAGTGCTGTGCAAGATCAGTTCCAATCACGAATTTCGTGCTTGTCGCTGTCGTGTCTGCAACTTGTGGAAGTACCAAGATTGGTCGACCCCATGCTGTGGCAGGTGTTTCTGCAGTTGGTGCAGCTGGCATGATGAAGTAGTTTCCATCCCCAGATGATTTCAATGTCCTCAAAGTGTTGTATGCCCCAAATCCCATTATGAATTGCATTGTGCTGGCCTGACTTGGAGAGTGTGCGAATACGTTCCTTTGTAGTGTTGCTAGATCATCCCAGTCAACAAAAGCAAACGTAGTTCCGGTTGATAGAGTAGTTGCTGTTACACCAGAAACGGTCAAAAGACCTTCTGACCCAGAAACTACAGAATTGATGAAACTATTTTGTTCTGCGTATGCGATTGATTCCCCATATACTCTAGCTAAAAGATTGATCAAATCAATCTCGCCGTCCTCTAGTATTTCGCTAGACATTTCACCGGCTGCCATATATTTCTCTGCAGTCAAAACTGGTTCTGAGAAAGTTGCTTGGCTCGATGTTATGTTTGCAATTTCTGCTACCTTGTAAGCAGTTGGTTTTGTGCTTAGGGAGTTTAGTCTCTTAACGTCTGAACTCATTGGAAGTACAGTTGCGTATTTCCTGATTATCGAGTTGTCGTTAATTGACATGAATACTCTAGCTTCGAACTCTTCTGGCACTAGGTATGATCCTGAAGCTGCTCCCTCTGTAAGTGCTTTTGCTCTAGCAGAATTGCCGTTGACGGCTGATTTCGAAATCTCTCTCGCTTCTTGTGTGTTACCTTCCAACATTGCGTTGAAAAGTTTGATTGTTTTAACATAAGCGCCAGCTTCGTCTCTCTTTTGAAGATCTTCGCTGTTTCCGCCCATGTTGAATTTCTTGGCGTATTTTTTGTATGTAGCTGCTGCCTGTTTTGCTCCTTCTGATACTACATCAGAGAGTTCTTTCCCAGACATCCCGGCTACTTCAATGTTGTGTTCCATTTTAGTAAATTGTTTTAAGTAAGATTTTGCAAGACCTCTTCTACGCTTGCTGCAACCAGACTTTGTAATTCTTCTCTGGTTACAGTTATCGTCTCAACCTTTGGTTCGTCGTGGTTCTCACTAGGCTTTGTGGGTTCTCCACTATCGCCAGAATCTTCGGCTTTTAACTTTAAGTGTATGAGATCAAATATGTTTTTAAGGTCAATTAGTTCATCCCCTGTTGGTTCATATCCTAGTAATGCTCTTAATCCGTCGTCTTGGATGAAATTTCTATATTCTTTTAATACCGGCTTGATGTAATCATAATTCTTGAGTCTTTTAACTACCGCATCCTCGATCCTCTCGTCTGCTTTCAATGATTTTCCTATTGTAGCTTGTACATTAGCAGGAACGCTTACTAGTGAAGTCTCGTATAGTTCAGACTTGCTGATCCTCATATCCTTCGCATCGTAATCTAAAACCCCAAATCCTATACTGACTGTTTTCAAGTATCCCTCTTCGACAAGTTTCCTTGCAATATTTCCGTTTGGTGTGTCTGCAAACTCTGCAACACCACTTAGAAGCTTGACACCGTCGGCGTCTTTGGTCTTAGTTATATTCTTAAGTCTACCTAGTACGGTTTGCACAACAGACCCGTTGATGTTATGTGCATCTATCAGAACCGGGTTCTTTAAGTAGCTGTCGATTGAAATTCCATCGATATCAACGACTTCTCCGTCTCTGTCCTTAACTTCTTTAGTTAAGACGACGTTGAAGCCATCTACTCCGATGTTCCCCGTAAGTGTTTTTGTTCTTGTGTATTCCATATTATTAAAATAACAAAAGTAAAAGAAAATCTACAACTTTATAATTTATATTACCCCGAATATCTTTAGACAAGCTGCAATCCCTATAATTAATGAAACAAACGCAGCAAAGGTTGTGACACCGAAGAATCTCGCCGTCCACTTCGCAGACGTATATGCTTCCACTATCTTATCAATCTTCTCGTCTAGCTTACTGTTCTTTTTGGCTTGATAGCTTTCCCATAACTCTTTAACCCTGAACGGAACTTGATCATCCTGGTAATTGGCAAAGGCGTGATACATCTGGTCATGTTGTTCTTTCATACCGACCTTAGTATATATACCATCCCCTAGTAACACCCTCTTAATTTCGGCGATATCCTTCATTGAGTCCTCTATGGACTTAAGACGGTCACTGATTGTTTCTTTAATTATTAATTCTACTTGTCTTTTTGTCACCATGTCATCCATTAGAAAATCATAATTCTGGGAACAAATATACCTGAGACTAATTCCTTCAACTCAACTGCGCATCCAAAATCCCCTGTCGTATCACTTGCGGTAGCTCCGACGGAGTATGTCCCCGTACTCGTCACGATCCTATACCAACCACCGCCAACCACATCTGTGTTTCCAGAGAGTGGTGTGGTGTTCACAACCTCAGTTTGATCGGCTTCGGGAGTCAAGGTCGGTGGCGTAGTATTAGACCTTACGCAAGCGGCAGAGAGAATAATGGAATTAGCCTGCGTGGTTATTATGGACGTTACGCAACCGGCCGTGTTAGTGTCTGTATCGCCAGCGAAGGATACCGCCTGTCCTGCTAGGCACATTGTTCCTATTACAGAAGACCCTATCCCGGTACTATAGGTCACGGTACAAGTATTCAATCCAGTGGCAGCTCCTGCAAGTCCAAATATGGACACCCGATACCTTCTGCTAGTGGTAGTACCCGTCACGGTTATAAGTTCGGGCATATTGACGCTATTATAGGTAGCCGTAGATGTTCTATCAGTATCCGTCGTGGCCATACCTATAGCAAACGCAATTACCATGTCCTTATTGTTGTTTAGGTCGCACGAATAAGCCGTAGTATTGGAAGTTGAAGCGGCTGTGTTTGTATTCCCTACTGTGATCGCCATTGTTACGCATAAACATTATTAAAATTCTGCACTACTATGTATGTTGTGGTAATTGTCGCCGGCAGTATCTCGCTGTTAATATACCAATAATCCGCACTCCCTACCGCCCTTATCAAGTCAATCATGGTAGTTGTGCAATTATGTTAACGTTAAGTCCTGTTGTACCCGTTCCTGCGGTGTCTACGTCTATTCTAAGTATATCCCCTGTTGCTAGATCATCGTTTGACCCATTGATAACTGCGGCAGTGCCGGCATCCTTAGAGTCAAAATCGTTTGCATCTATCGTTAAAGCAGTTGAAAGCACATCGTTGAAGGCGTGTGCCGTGGTTGCGTTTGCTTGTCTACCCCTCGCAAGCATGACCGTAGGGTTTCCGGATGTTGACTTAGTAATCACACCCATGTCAACGTCTATGACGTTATATCCATTAAGCTCTGCAGGTATCCTTATATATGCTTTGCCATCGCCAGTAGTTAGAGAAGTTGCACCGTCTATTACCTGAATCGCCATCACTCTTGTACCCAAATTTGAACCTGCAAGGGCGTCGGGTGTCACATATCTTGCTGTATCTGTACCCGTGTTAACTTCAGAGGCAATCGCAGCTTCGGCTATTCCAGAAGCTGTAGTTGATGCTGAAGGTAAATTCCCTGCTGGTAGTGTCCCTGTTACTGCGTCTGTGTCTGCTAAATCTAATGCACCCCAAGCATAGGTAGAAGCACCAGTAACCCTTAACACTTGTCCTGCTGTCGAGGAGTTTGTTATTCCGGTTATCGCAGAAGTGCCGTTCCCTTGCAGTAGTCCTGTTAAAGTAGATGCCCCCGTGCCACCGTCTGCAACTGTCACATCTGCACCGCCTGTCACTAAAACTGTTCCTGTTACGTCTTGGAAGGTTACAGTCTTATCCGAGGCTACTGAAGCAGGGGCAACAAGCGTTATCTTGTTTGATCCATTATCGGTGTCCTCATGAAAGTCTAACGAAGATGCACCACTTGCGGAAGCCTGTACCCAGTTGGTCGCTAGAGAAGTTAGATCTGCATTGTAAGCTTGTACATCAACGCCTATTTCCAGGTTAACCGTTGCTTTGAAAGTCGCTTCATCTGCGTCATCAATTATCGATGCACCAAAGGTAGAGATCGTAGTGCTTGCAGGGAGGGATAGTGTCTTAATATCGGCATCCACCTCGGAATCCATTAAAGCACCTGCTGCTGTTACGTTAGCGGTATCTGTTACGTCCGCCCCGTTCTCTACGTTGATTAGTGTCCTTACCTCGGTGGCGGTTAACTCGTCTACTATACCGCCAGCACCAGAATTGTTACCCAGTATCACGTTATCGGCTACAACATTCTGCATTTTTGCATACGTCACCGCATCATTTGCAATTGTAGTAGCACCATCAGCCACGCTAGTTACATCTCCACTGTGATTGGGATGCACGTAAGCATTTGCACCATCCGCAACATTAATTATCGTTCTTACATTAGCCGCCGTGAGTTCTTCTGTATCTCCTGCCCCTGTTGTGATTCTTCCAAGTATTCTATCCGTAGCAGATACATTTTGCATCTTGGCATAAGTGACCACGTCGTTATCAATTGTCCATGTAGCACCACTCCCAGAGACTGTTATATCACCCTTATCGCCATCCGAGATTCCACCACCTGCACCATCGTTAGACTTCTCCCAATCTGCACTTGATGCCGTTCCTACTGCTATGTATGCGTCATCTCCTGTTGTGTCAATGTATACATCGCCTACTTTTGCTGGTGTTGAGCCAGGAGCACCCGCCCCAGAAGTTATAATTGGAGCACCCGCCGCACTTACATTAGCAGCGTCAGTTACGTCCGCCGAGGTTTCGATTCCAGAAAGTTTAGTTTTCTCCGTACTTGTAAAGAACTTATTAGTACTACCCTCTGTAACACTATCAAGACTTATGTCTGCATCGTTAATCATAGTTGCGTCCACATGACCAGCCGCATCTAACTTGATAGGTTTTCCCGCATCCCCTGCACCCGCCGAAGTTGCGATTAATTCACTATCCAGTACGGTTGTTCCGATCGCCGTGTCCACATATGCTTTGATCGACTGTTGTGTAGCCAGCTTGGTAGCAGAGTTAGAGGCCATGTTGTCCTCATCTACAACGAAGCTCATTGATGCTGTTGATGTATCACCCTCCATTACTGCCCCTGCTGTTGCCACGTTTGTAGCATCAGTCACGTCAGCGCCGTCTTCTACATTTAACATTGTCCTAACATCTGCAGGAGCTAGTTCTTCCACATCGCCTGCCCCAGTAGTGTCTCGACCTAAAATCCTGTCTGTAGCACTTACGTTCTGCATCTTTGCATACGTTACTACGTCATTGTCAATTGTCCAAGTTGCCCCTGATCCAGAGACCGTAATATCTCCCTTATCCCCATCTGAAATACCGCCGCCAGCTCCGTCGTTTGATATTTCCCAGTCACTGCTAGAGGCCGTCCCTACCGCAATGTATGCGTTGTCGTTTGTAGTATCGATATAAATGTCCCCGACTTTAGAGGGTGTTGAGCCTGGAACGCCCGCACCCGATGTTATTATCGCAGCACCTGCGGCACTAACATTGGTAGCATCCGTAACATCTGCACCTGTTTCTATTCCGGAAAGCTTAGTCTTCTCTGTAGATGTAAAATATTTGTTCGTAGAGCCTTCGGTTACGTTATCAAGGCTAATATCGGCATCATTTATCATCGTAGCGTCAACGTGTCCTGCAGCGTCTAATTTGATAGGTTTCCCAGCGTCTGCTGCTCCGGCAGAAGTCGCAATTAACTCACTGTCCATTGTCGCACCTGCTGCTGCTACATTGGTTGCGTCGGTTACGTCCGCTAAGGCCTCTATTCCGTCTAGTTTAGTTTCGTCTGTCGCCGTAAAATGTTTGTTAGTTGCTCCGGCAGTTATGTCGTCAAGATCGTCTGCAGTCTTGTCGAAGAGACCACCCACTAAGTTAGTGCGTGTTATCTTCTTAGAACTACCACTCACGCCGTCCGTGGTGTCGCTTACGTCTACTATATAGAGTAAGTCACCCGATGCCGGTGTTTCTGCTAGTGCGTCTTGTGCTGTTAACTTAATATCTGCCATTATGTTTCGTAAGTAAAATTATTACCGTCTTCAAATATAAAATTGTTTCCGTCTTCAAATACAAAGTTGTCATCTCCTACTACCGTACCACCGCTAATTGCTACCCATACCCCGTTTATATACTTGTAGAGTAACTCTTCTGAACTATTATAGTATTCATCCCCGTTGTCTGCTGCGACACTGGGATCACTACTATAAATCCCCCAGAAGTAAACCCTTCCGTTTAGGTTTGCCCCTCCGCCAACTCCTATCAGTTGCGTCTTTGAGTATTTGTCAATGTTCTTTATTGCCTTTGCGTCCAATCTCTCGTCACCCTTTAGTCTTTCTAATAAGTCCCTAATGTATGCCGGCTCAATCTCTAGCTCGATTAACATTTCCCTCAATCTCTTGGTCGCATCTCTCTTTAATTCATTAATATCAACGCTTGGTACAACTATCTTGCTTTGAATCTGTCCTATCAGCTCGTTAATCTCTGCTTCTGTATAGTAATCAATTCCTTTTCTCGGTGTATTCCCATCCCTACCCGCACTACCCTTGAAAACAATATACTCTCCGTTTTTGGTATGGTCCCTCTTTACTATGGGCTTTGAATTAACCGCTCTTGTGTATCGTTCAAATATTTTATTCATTTTAATCTAGTCTTGGTATAGCTACGCATCTACAGTTGATTGTGTTACCAATACTCCCTGCAGGATCATGCGGTCTTTCCAACAATTCACCACTGACTAGAAACTTTTCTCCAATGTATACAACCTGACCATCTGCAGACGCATGATCATAAACATCCTTAATATCTAATCCTCTTACAAACATATCTCTAGCGCTTAGCCATTCAAGTTTTTGCACTACTCCGCTATTCTTGTAGTTGTCGTATTGAATTTCGCTCTGTATTGCCCCTATTTCAGTTCTTGCGATTGTCCATAACCTAGATAGCTTAGTGTCGTCGACTCCTATACCATAGGTCTTTTTGATGTTATCTCTAATCGCTAGAGCTACTGGATCGTTTTCGTCTGTGATCGCATATAAGGCTTTGAGTGCGTCCATCTTCTTTTCACCTTCTAGTTCACTAATTGTGTTATACATTTTTTCAAACCTGTTTCGGTTTCTGTTTATTGTCCCAGTGCTTGCGATCTTAGTATCGTCAACGTATACACCCAAGTCCTTTAATAGCTTAATATTAGCCTCGCCTTCCATGAATCCAGACAGTACAAGATTAAGTTCGTCTGCTACTACTATGGGGTTTGTGCTGTTTCTTACACCGTTGGCTATAATTTTCTCAATCTTTTCTTGTGTAGTTTTGTTTGTTTCCTTTGCAAAAAACTGCAACCGTTCATTAATAGCCTTCTGTGACTTCTCTGATATTTCTGCCTGTTGTCCTATAAGTTCATTAGCAATAGCGTTTGCCTTCTTAGCTTCTGCTTCGTATCTTTTGTTAAACAGATCAAGCATTATAGCCACTTCTTGTTCCCAATCTACCGAGCCTTTAAGTGACAGTGACTTCTTCTTGACCAGTGATTTTAGCACTCTTTCCCTTTGACCGCTAAAGAACGACCACAAATCTTTTCTGAACACTAATTCTCTTTCGTCTTGCTCGTTCTCAAAGAACTTGCGCATCTCATCCCTTCTGTTTTTCTTCTGTTCTTCTATTTCGGGAACTCTTGAGAGGTCTTCATCTATGTTTTTAATCCTATTCATTATTGCCGTCAGCTTCTTTTCAATCTCTTCACTCTTGACTGGTTCTTCTGGCTTCTCTTCTACTTCTTCTTTCGGCTCTAGCAACTGATTCTCTTCTAGTGGCTCAAGTCCTACCTGCTCTCTTGCTTCGTCTATGGTAATAATCTTTGCACTATATAATGCTGAGGCAACTTCTGCATCAAGCTTTTTGTCGCTTTCTACTACGTCGTCTGCTTTGAAGTACATATCGGGTATAATCATTCCGTGATACTTAGGTATCAATTGATTAGTCAACACTTCCGCTTCTAAGGCCACTAAAGGCTCAAGGGTGTACATTTGAAACACCCTCATTGCTTCTGCTGCGTTTGCGTTTATTGCGTCCTCGATTCCAACCAAAGTCTTGGGAACGCCGAATATTGCAAGTATCTGATCTCTGAACATTTCGATTGAACGTGCATAGTCCAAGTCTTTTGGCTTCTCTGATATTGGTAGCCATGTAGCGACCCTATTTAATACACCAATTTTTCTGGCGTTTTGTACACCTCCAAACTTTTCCTTTAGCTTACTCTCTACGAGGTCTCTTTCTTCTGGGCCAGCACCATCTATAATCATGAACCCTTCTGGTCTGCCTGAGTTACCGAACACGTTCATATTATATTTCATTCCTAGCTCTACGATATTATGAGCGTATCTGGCGGATTGAAGTGGAGAATGTCCCTTGTATATGTCCTTCGGATTAGCTAATTTAAACGCTATTACATCGTTAAAGCTTAGGTCTTGGTGTGATCCCGACCCGGTTCTATAAATATAGTGACTAGGTATTCCAAACTCGTCATAAGCTAACGACATCGACTGTGAGTCTAGTATATAGAAGTCGGCCTTTTGTTTAGGCTGTTCGCTTTCTACCATATACCAGAACGCCGAGCCTGTTAGCTGTAATGTAGCTTGGGTGATTCTTCTAGCCTCGTGGTAACTCATTAACGGGTTAAAGTAGTACAAGTCCCTAAGCATTGAGCTGTTCTTCTGTGTCAGTTCTGTAACCTCTTTGCCCTTTTTTTGATACAGCTTTACTTCGCTTTTTGAAATACCATCCGTGATAGTCCTAATAGCCTTATAAGTCCAGTGTTCATATTGATCGAGGTATTGAGTGGACGGCGTTACTGCGTCCCATGTGTGTAGAGAGCTTGATAATTTTCCTATGTTAAATTCTGGTGATTTGCCTCTGAGCCTGTCAATTATTCCCATAGTTAGACGAAAGATATTTCGAGCGGTATATAATCTTGCATTATCCTATTGAGTAAGGCTAATGCGATGACCATATCATCGTGCATACCTTCTGGTGATGACATGATGACGTTACCTGACTTCGTTAATGTATACTCAAACGATTCAAGTTCTGATATTAACATATCATTTTTGGGAAAAAATATAGAACTATTTTGTAAACTTATTGATAGGTTTTCTATCAGCTCTTTCTTAGACTTTGCCGTAAACTTAAAGGGTATTATATTCATTCCTGCAGACTTTAGATCGTCATAGATTGCATCGCCTACACCAGTAGAGTCCACGATAGTTTTAGGCTTGCCAAATCTACCCCATAGCTCGTAGATCATCTTTTTCTGATATCCCCAATCTGTTTGGTTAAACCTTTCAATGTGGATAACCTCCTTCGTCTTGGAGTTGCCAATCATTATGACCGTAAAGTCATCATACTTGGCAAGATCAATAGCCATCAAGTCACCATCCTTTGTTCTAATTTCCTTAATACCGTCCTGAATGTTACGAAATATAGAACCCGTGTTTTCTAAGAACTCGGCAAGATATTCTTGCTTCCAATTCATAATAGGCGTGGTCTTTCTCTTTGACTCTATTTCGTCCTTGGTCCAATATGGTGAATCGTATACTGAAAAATGGTAGTTGGGATTGGTTACTGAAAGGTTATGAAACTTATTACGTCCCTTTGGCGTACCGACAACCTTAACCCTTGAGAACTCATTCTTGAACATCGGAGACAGCGTAGAGTCCCACAGTGATGGCTTCTTTAGTATAATACCGGCTTCATTTAATACAGCACGATAATATGCCTGTCCTTCAAGGTTCTCTGGACGTTCTGCAGAACCGAAGTCGATGTAGGGACGTTGGTGTTTAAGTGGTGGCAAGTGGAGAATTTTCTTCTGTGCCTCCCAATGGCATAGTTCCCAGACGGGTTTTAGTATTTTCTTAAAAACCCTATCAACATACTTGTCTATATTTGCGTTAGTGGTGTCGACCCAGAGTCCTCCGAGGTTATAGTTTAACTGTTCTTCTTCTGTTGCGGTGATTAGTTCTTCTGTTAACCACTGACCGCCGTTATATGTCTTACCCACTTGGCGACCAGCCACAATGGTAGTGATCCGGTTATTATTAAATAGTGCCGGCTTTATAAAGTCTGGATAGTTAAAATTGAGGTCAATCGTTGCCACGGTTAGTAGTTACTTTTATTTCGAGGCTAGTATCCGATTTCTCTGCACGCTTATAGTTGCCGAACTTCATTTGTAATAGCTCGTAATATCTAAAGTCCTGTAAAGCCTTTTGTAATCCCACCTTGTCCAAATAGGGAATCATCTTCGCCATGCCTTCCTCCCACTCTTTATTAAACCACTCTACGAACCGCACATCCTCAAACCAATTATAGTAAGTGCTTCTATCTATGCCGATTTTTTCACACTCGGCAGTTATCGTGGGTTTTACTTCTATGTCTAATTTTGCACGCAAAAGTTCTATCATTTTGGGAGAAGGCTTAAAAGGTGTGGTAGCTTTGCCGTGTATTTTACCCCTGTGAGAATTAAGCCCCTTCGTGTTTGTGAACATCATCTCGCAATAATCGCACTGGATGGTTTTTAGTTTAACAGGCTTTACTTCTAGCTTTTTGGTCATTAGAACATTTTGATATTAATATTATGCTTCTTATTGATGTACTCCTGATTCTTTCTCATGAAGGTATTATACCCTTCTTGTGTTGCCTTATCCTCCTTTAGTGTGGCCTGTACGTCGTGAAAGAAGAAGGACGTGGTACACCTCAAGCATTTCTGGTTGAGTGCGTTTGCCCTTATTAGGTAATCGTCATCCTCAAAGTATGCAGGCACGAAATTCTCATCGAAGTCTCCAACTGTTTCAAATAGTTGCTTGGTTATTATAAAACAACTGAAGCTGCCATCATTTCTTTGCATCTCTACCGTTTGGGTTTTATGACTAGCGACTAGTCTTGTTGCTGTCTTCAACTCTACTATAGCATTAACGACAGTTGCGCTGATAATTCCTGCGTTTGTTTCTTCTTGTGCTTGGTAAAGTCTGTCTATGTTATTGATGTCTAGTAGGATGTCCAGGTTTGTTACAAGTGCCTTATCATACCCGTGACTAAATATATATTTCAGTCCCTTATTCCATGCCCTCGAGAGTATATTTTTGTCGTTGACCTCTTGGTGATGCACCATTAATCTGGGTCTACCCTTGTTAATTATAGCTACCTTGTATATGTATTCTTCGGGTAAGTAGTTGAGTGTTAGGTTCGTCTGCCTACGTAGTGCAGGCGTTGCCATATAGGGAACTACTAGCCATGCTTTATCAGGTTTCATTTTTGTAATAGTCGATAGTTAACTTAAGCGCCTTATCGAAATCGGTGTACTTAAACTCATAAGGGTTTACCGCTTTGACAATGCTTTGTTCCGGCTCTCCAAGTCTCATTGGTGTTGGTATTATCTTTGACTTACTCTTGGTCAGTTTTATAATCTTCTCTGCAATGTCCCAGACTGGATAAGCTGTCCCTGTGCCTGCTTCTACTCTGAATGGGAAGGTATCGTTTCTCATGGCCTCTAATTGATCCACTAATATAGAAGCAACGTCCCCAACATAGACCATATCCATCTGCGAGCATTTGTCTTTACCTCCATAGACGTAAAGTGGTTCATCCTTAAGTGCTGCGGTTATAAACGTCGGGATGATCTTTTTAATATTAGAAACCTTCTGTCTTGCCCCGAATGCGTTCAATGCCCTGACTATGTTCATGTTGACCCGTTTGCCTTTCTTTCTGCCGTTCTCAATAGACATAGCCATAAATCGTTCTATAGTGGTCTTAGTTATGCTGTAAGGATTGTTCATGGTGTAGTTACCCACCGAGATGTATGTTAAAGGAATGTTGTAGTTATCGCACAATTCCACAAGATTAAGTCCTCCTAGTATATTATTCTCAACAAACTCTCTACTTGACGACATATTCTCGCCTGTCCCAAGCATTGCGGCTGTGTGGATAACTGCGTCTATATTGTGAACCATTCCCGTTAGTAGCACTCTATCTCGTATGTCTCCGTAGTAGGTTTCCAGTCCTTCTAAATGTGTATAACTTCTGTGTGATCTCGCTAGTCCTATCGGTGTATAGTTGCGCTTCTTTAGCTCTTCAATAACGTATCCAGCTATAAAACCGTTAGACCCTGTGACTAATACTCTCATTTTTTATCAGTAAGAATTAAATCGTCAAAAATATCATCAAGGCTATGGTTAACTTTCCATTCTGGATAGGTTCTTCTGAACTTATTATTATCACTAACCCAATATTTATGGTCTGCGTATCTGTTAGTTCTAGTCCAGCAGTCCACCTTGATCCCTCTTTCTGCTAGTGTTTCTATGGCTTCATTAATCGAGATACTGTTTTCAATACCACCGCCCAAGTTATAAGCTCCAGACTTCGGATTGTCTGTAAATTGTTTAAACGCATCAACTAGGTCTTGCACGTGTAATTGGTCTCTTACTTGTTTGCCGTTGCCGTATATTGTATAGGGCTTTCCTTCTACTCCGCACTTAACCAGGTATGATAGAAAGCCGTGTAGCTCAACGCCTTTGTGTGCTGAGCCTGTAATACAGCCCAGCCTAAAGACCCCTATGTTCATATCGTGCATCTTTGCAAACTCCTGGCAATATAAGTCGGCACATAGTTTGCTAACCCCAAACGGTGAGTGTCCGTCACCGTCTATGGATAAATCCTCGTTAAACTCTTCGAACTCGTCCTCAAGGACATATCTGGTAGGCGTTTCCTCGTAAGTAAACTGGTTCACTACGTCCCCATAGACTTTAATTGTGGAGGTATATATGAATATCGGCTTATTGGGTAGAAAGGAACAATGACTAAGTAACGATAATGTACCATAAGCATTTGTTGTGAAGTCTACGAATTGATGATCAATTGAATAGTCGTGTGAAGGTTGTGCTGCACAATGTATCACAACGTCCGGCTCTCCAATGTTCTCTGCTAATTCGGTAGGGTTCGTTATGTCTGCGTTTTTAACGACTACGCCGGCTTCTTCAAGCTTCTTCTTCATGGCGGAGGTTGACCCATCCTTACCAAATAACCTGCCCCTCATGTCGTTGTCAACACCGTAGACCTCGTGATCCTTAGCAAAGGATAGTGCAGATTGTGAACCTACTAATCCAAGTATTCCTGTTATAAATATTTTCATTTAACTTTTTTAATATCGTTTTTGAATTGATCCCTCATGTAGTTCTCAAAAGTTGTTCTGTCCTTGTCGAAGACTTCCTTGTTATTGCTTTGCCTGTATAAATCGTCTATTACTTTCGGGTTCTTTGTAAAGTGATTGTGCGTTATTTTTATATCCTTGAAATAGTAAAGACAGTTTAATTCCTTACCCCACTCTGTCCATACGTTATCGCAGTAGAGATGTTGCAGTGTAGGTGGATTAATGTAACCAATAGAGTCTGGAATCTCTCTACTCATCATTACTGCAGTTGCTAAGGCCTCACCCTTAATACCGTCGTCACCAAATCCCATAAACGGTTTATTCGTATTACCAGCCCTCAGCATTTCAGACTCGAAAGGTGATTCGATAACGAAATCATCACTCATCAAATAATAGTATTCGTGCATCTTCCAATCTATTACGGCTTGGTGCATAATATTAACCTTCTCAACAAACTCTTCTCCGTCTGTCATCACACAAAATACGTTTCTGTTTCTCAAGACTGGAGAATAAAGCTCGTATTGGTCTCTGTCCACACCCACAACTACGAGACTATTACCTTCTGTGTATTTATTAAAGGAGTCTAAGAACTCTTTAAGTCTCTTTGGTCTGTCTCTTGTTGGTACGAATATTAATATTTTCATAGATAGATACCTTTACTAATTCTATTAACTTCTACTAGCATTTCACAATCTAGTATAGATGCGCCGTATTCGTCTGTCAAACTTTGTATATACCTGCCATCAACGCCGTAATCCTGATCTCCTGCTTCTACTTCTGGCCAATAATGACCGTTCTTAACAAAGAACTGACAACTAACAGTCTGTGATGCTGCCGGTGGTATATGAAAAAACTTCTGATTGAGTCTAAGTGCCGGAAATATTCCAAAGGTGGGAAACTTGTTAGCAATTATATGGTCCCTGATCCTGGTGAAAGCCTTCAAGGTTATGTAGTAGTCGTCATCATCTAGGTATAGTAGGTATTTGCCCTTCGCAAGTTGAGAGGCCATGTGCCTTTGAGAATTGCCATAGTTGTCCGTCTTGGGTGTGATTATGATCCGTCTTCTTGGGTTCTTCGGACAGTGAGTCGGGGAAATTCCATCGCCTACTATTAGGTGTTCCCAGCCTTGATACTCCTGTGAGTCGACGCTACTACAGGTTTGTCTTAATGTTGTCCTGTTAATCGTTGGCGTTATTACTGTAAAGAAAATATCTTTTTCCACTTTTGAGCAATATATTCTGGATTAAGTTTTGTCTCAACAAATTTATAAGCTCTGTCGGTTCGTTCTTGTGTCTCTTTTGGATGATTGAATAAATACTCTAATTTCTTGACCATATCATCAATGCTAACCCTATCCCTCATTACGCTCGTGAATCCATAGTCAACTGCGATGTCATTACACTCTGCTAATAGTCCACGTTCTTCATTCTCTCCGACCAATTCAGTGAAGCTTGTATTGTCTGGTACTACCGTGGGTAATTTAGTGGCGAAATACTCGACTGTAGTATATCCAAAACCCTCGCCGGTACTTGTTGAGACTCCTACGTCACATGATCTGTAGATAAGGTTTAGAATCTCTTGTTTAACGCCACTTGACGCACTAGGGAAATGTGCCGTCTGAACGTCTGAAGGGTTTAGTCCAAGCTCTAAGAATGTTGCAGTTAAATCTCCGGCTACGTCTTGTGCCTTAGTGTGCAAGTATAGCTTTAAATTTGGTACTTTCTTTCTGAGTCTATCGTAAACCAGGCAAGTTCTTACAAGGTCTTTTCTAGGTTGGTTACGATTGAAATTAGCAAGTATCTTGTAATTACCCGTTCCAAACTTCATAAAGTATTCCTTTTTAAAGTCGTCTATCTCCTTTTGTTCGACTTCTGGAAAATCGTCCAAGTAAAGAGGGTGATGTATAAAGTCAACATCCACGTCTTTAAAGACTGACTTGATTTTTTTCATGCCATACTTTGAAAGTGTTATGGTTTTGTCCGGTAAATCGTAGCCCATCTCTTCTTTTAGTACGTACTTTCTATCAATTGGTGTGTAATTAATCCAAGTCCCACCATGTCTGCGTTTGTTTCGCTCAATGTTTTCGGCAAACTTCATGATATTTTGCATATCATGGCTGGTAAAGATGTAGTCGAAAGGCTGTGTGTCTAATATTTTAGCCATTGGCTCAAGACAAAATACATCCTGCGATGGGTATGTAGAGATTAGTTTAATAGGGTACTTTTCCTGATCGTAGATTGGATAGCTACCTTCTGGAGATAATATGACTTTGTGATGGTTGACTGCTACGAAGGTGATGTCAAACCATTGCATGAAGTCTTTTAGCAGATACCGATGCAGTCTGCCAAGGCCTGTTGTAGCCTCTGGGCTGTCCCCATAAAAAAGCATCGTTGGTTTATTTGCTATCTTCTTCATTATATTTCCCCACTAATGTAATATATTTTTCCTTAACAAGCAAGTGTGTTAGTTCGGAAATTTTCACCCCGCCTCCTTCGCTGTAGAAGTCCCAGTAATGCTCACCTTTTCTGAAGACTACATATCTGTCAGAATTGTCATAGTATAAGGGGACTTTCGCAAGTGACAAATCCTCATGAGTATGTTCTACCCTATCAATATAAAAGCTTTTCTTTACCTTATATTTGTTACCCGTTATATGCTCTACCGAGGATCGAAAAGTTGAGATCATCTTTCTTGGATCGTTCATTTTACTATCTCACAGTTAGAAATACTGCTAGGCGCTAATTGACATAATTCATCATTGCAGTAAAGCACCTCGCAACTGATAGATAGCGCTTCGTTGGTGAAGACTTTCTCCACTGTCGAACAATCTGCCGTGCAATAATTAACTACGTGTGTTGTCTCTATTTCGACAACATCAACAACGTTCGGCTTATAGCTATCGGCCACCACTACTGTAGGTATTATTAATAACATCGTTGCTTCTATGGCTATCCTGACTAATTTCGTCATTCTTGTTTGTTAATAAGTAGAAATACTCTTGCCTTAATATCTCGGCAAGCACCTCGTTGGTCGCCTTGTTAATGTCTGTTTTAGTTGTTTGTTTCTTTTTCAGTTGGTCTCTGGTCACGTCTCGAAATAAAAACTAAACAGCGGTGGTCTGCGGTGGAGAATTTCACTTCACACGGTGGGTCAACCAGTCCCTAAGGTTACTTAGGCCTTTATGGGAACGATATCTTTAACGATGTCCACCTACCGTATACCACTACGGAGCCTTCCAGGTCATCACCCTGAAACGCACGGGTTCGAACCGTCTAGCGTCTTATTCCGCCACGCAAACCACCTGTGTCTGGTTTCTATTTAGTTTTGAAGAACCTTTAAATCCAAGCTTGCTTTAGTTTCTTGACTTTTCCATTTAATGCCTTAAATCCCTCGGGTTCATCATCGAGGTCTGTTTTCAATATCAATCGTACTTCTTTATCTGGATGTGCCAAGCTTATTCTTTTTACTAGTACGTCCGATTTGATATAAAACCAGTAACCATTATCAATAGCATCATAGGCGGTCCACTTGTCATCGGGATCGTCCTCGTACTTATATTTTTTCAACTCTTCAATAGCATTTTTACCGTCTATTGTTAATTTAATATCCGAAAAATGTAATATCACCGACATAATTAAAACTTAAAAAATAAAATACACTCACATTGCTAGGAAGCTACTGTCGGTGCGTCACGCTCCCTCTAGTGTTACCACCTAGCAATATCAATGTACTTCTTTAGTTGTTAAGAGCTTCCGTCTTTTTAAGTAGCCATAAATCAATTACATCATCAAGGTCTTCGGACTCTACTTTTAACAACACCTTTCCAGTTTTGACATCATATTCGGTGAGATAATAACCACCTGACCAAGTTTCGTAATTGTGATATCGTCTTGTGTTAAAAAGTTCAAAACCCACCTGAAACTCAATCTTAAGTTTAGTTCCAGACTCCATGCCAGTAGGTAGTGCTTGTCTTATTTTTCTGTCTAATTCGTTAAGCTCTGAATGTTTTTTGTTACTCATCGCAAACATTTAATAAGTTAGTTAAGAGCTTCTTTCCAAAAACGAATTATAAACCTTATTAGAATTCTTAATCTCGATAACCTGTTACTTCTCTCGTCAATAGATATCGTGTATCTCTTTTTACTTTTCTCACTAGGATAAGAGATAAGGAATGGTCTTGTACCCATAGCCATATTCATAAGAACTATATACCCTATTAATTCATCCTTCTTTAGTCTTTTTAATCTTCTTGTTTCATCCGGAGACATCTCAAGCGTTTAATAAGTTAGTTAGTAACATCTCTAATACTCTGGTCAATTAGACCTTTCTTATATCCTTCCCTCTCCACCTCCTCGACTAGCCTCTCTATCCATTGCCATACCTCGTCAAGGTCTTTATCGGAAGTATTATAAACTTTGTAGGGTTGCCACTCTCTGATAATAGTGGTTGAGAACTTATCGATAAACTCCTTTTTCTTTTCCTCAATCTGTTTGTCTGTCATCTCAAGCGTTTAATAAGTTAGTTAAATTTTTTCCGCTTCCTTTTTTAGTTCTTCTGCCTTTGCAATTAACTCGTCTGCTTTCTTGAGCAACTCTGTTTTCCTTTCGTTCTCTAAACCAGTCTCTACAAGTATTCCATGTTCGATACTTCCGCCCCCTAGTTTTCCACAAGTTATCGTTTTTTCTTCATCTGTAATTTCTTTCCAGAGACAAACACCAGCGAAACATTTGAGTCCGAATTTTAATACCCCTTTGCAGTTTATGTATAAACCTGCCGATATTCCACTAGACTCACCAGCTTCGATATACCCACCAGCGTTGATAGACTCACCAGCTTCGATATACCAACCAGCGTTGATAGACTCACCAGCTTCGATAGACCAACCAGCTTTGATAGACTCACCAGCTTCGATATACCCACCAGCGTTGATAGACTCACCAGCTTCGATATACCCACCAGCGTTGATAGACTCACCAGCGTTGATAGACTCACCAGCTTCGATATACCAACCAGCGTTGATAGACCAACCAGCTTTGATAGACTCACCAGCTTCGATATACCCACCAGCGTTGATAGACTCACCAGCTTCGATATACCCACCAGCGTTGATAGACC